GACCCCGCTCGATAGCGCCGCCTACTACGTCATTTACACCTACCGCAAGCTTGTTAAGCTGCAGGCGCAGCCCGAGCGCGACCGGCGCAAAGAGGAGAAGGAGCTCAAGCGCCTGTTCCGTCGCCTTCAATGGCTGAGTCATTTAGTAGAAATTACGCGAGACGTCAGGACAATCAGTAACGGTTGCCGCGAACACACAAGCTGGATTCAAGACTACGCGCGCGGATTTGGATTCGCGCTCGCCGGCGAAGACGGCTGGTAAACCACGAAACCCCGCCCCTTCGGGGGCGGGCCTTTTTTTCACCACAAAACCCCAAGACACGATGAATCACAGCATAAAAATCAATCGAGCTCTCGAAAAAGCGGAAGTCGGAAAGTATCCCAGAACCTTTGAAGCAATCCTGAATTCGGTTCCCGGTCCCACGATTACCAAGCTTACCTCTTCGGAGTTGGCCGAGCTAATGGATGCAATCGGTGCTCACGCGGCTGTTTCAAAACGCCTCGCTGAGCAAGAGATAATCGATGAGGGCGCTGCTTGGGACTACAAGCAGCAGCGTTTCCGAGAGGTACACTAAATCCCACACAAAATTCACCACGAAACCCCAAAACACTATGACACTCTTAAGCGAAACCACTTGGAACAAGCAATTTTCTCACTGGAATCCTGGGCTTTTTGTCCATAAGGGTTCGGCTATCCTATACACTCACAGACCCCTGACTGATTGTATCCAATGGGAGGATGAAGAAGGTGTTCGCCACCTCTGGCTAAACGTTCTCAAAGCCTCTCGTTTGAAGAACAGCCGATTTTGTTCGTACCCTTTTGATAGGACACACGGCATCGTTCCAGAAACGGAACTCCGCCAGGCCACAGCAATAGATTTTTTGCGCCTCAAGGTGCGGCCCGAGGGTTTTTTCCCTGAAATTGCTAACTTGGCGTAGTACTCATTTTGTGGCATTTGACTCCGCCCTCTCCCCCCTGCGCTCTCTCGGGGAGAGGGTTTTTTGTACCTTGCCGGTAATTCATTGTTTCACCCGTTGAAGAATGGATTCGGGACAGATGAATGGTTGAAGCGCCCCGCCGTTTGGCGGGGTTTTTTGTACCTTGCGGCTGTGGTCAAGAACGCGTCTGTGTTCGATAGTCGCACCGTCCTGCTCACAACGGGCAGGGCGGTTTTTATTATATTGCACTTATGGCCGAACCACAGACCATAGACAACAACTTCACCGGCAAGGCTCCCAGCAAAGCCCCGCCGCCCGAGCAGGCCTTCCCCGACAAAGAGCATACCATCACGTATGCCTTACACATCCAGGGCAAAGCGCATTACCAATTCGCTGAGCCTTGGAACCTGGGCTGCCTGCGCGCCCTGGCTCTTATGCGCCTTTACCGGCAGCTTGAATACCGTTGCACCGATGAGTTGCTGCAAGTCACCCTCAAGGCGATTAAGAGCGCCCTCAACCGAGCTCAGCCCGACATCGTCGAGGCCTCCCGACTCCTCACCGACTTGCAGGAACGTACGCAATGGATTAGCGAGCCTGAGATTGCCCTCAAGATTGCCGCCACGACCTATTTCACCGCCGAAGAAGACCCCTACGGCTACGACGAAAATCACGTAAACCAGAAGGCTGAGGCCTGGGCCGCCAATCCCGACATCGATGGTTTTTTTTTGCGTTTGCCTTTGAGCGAGTACGTCGATTGGCCAGCGTTCTTCAAAATCAGTACCCCGCTCTATTTGGCGGAGGTAAGGATGAAGGAGACGAGGATGCTCCGGAGAGTTTCTCAGATGCTTTCCGAGGAATACGCCGACGAGAGCGACAGAGCTTGGCTGCAATCGCGGCTGGCGGCGCTTCAGAGTACAATGCAACAAAGCGTTTGGGGGTTGAAGAACTCTTTGAACTCCTTGACTACCGCAGAACCAAAGCCCTCGAACAAGAACAACGCCAGTTAGCCGAAAAAGCCAAGCGACGATAAGATAATTGAACACTATTTGACACCCTTTACAGTTTGTGGCCGATATCCGCCTTGACATAGACTACGATGACTCCGGGCTTCGCCGGATGAAGGACGACCTCGAGGCCATCCGCAGGAATGCCCGCGACCTCGGTAATTCCTTCGACGGCGCGAATAAGGAGTTCCAGCAGTCGGAGAAGTCAATGCGCGAGCTCGCCAAAGAGGCCAACCGTCTGCGCAAGGCCCTGGCTCAGGCCACCGACCCCGAGGAGCAGAAGCGCCTGACCGCCGAGATTAACCGCACCGAAACGGCGATGAGTGCCCTCGGTAAGTCGACCCGCCGCAATGCCGCCCTGACCCGCCAGCTCAAGAACGAGAGCGAGGATATGAACCGGGAGCTGCACCAGGCCACCGACCCCGACCGGGCCCGCAAGCTCCAGAAGGGCCTGCAGCGGGTAAACCGGGAACTCAAGGACATCAAACGCTCCAGCAACCAGGCTGCCGATGAGATGCGCCGTGTAGGAAACAGTGCCGAGCGGATGGAGACCGGGTTTCGCCGCCTAGGCGTGGCGATTGGAGCCGCTTTCGCCCTCGACCGCATTCGCGATTTTGGCCGCGAGGTGATTACGCGCTTCGCCGGCTTTGACCAGGCTCAGGCCGAGGTACGAGCCCTCACCCGCGCTGGGGAGGAGCAGATGGAAACGATGCGCAACCTTGCTAAGCAACTGGGCGGGGAGACGCGCTTCTCGGCTCAACAGGCCGCCGATGCCCAGGCCACCCTCGCACGGGCGGGCCTCACCGTTAACGAGATACAGGGCGTATTGCCGGGCGTGCTCCAGCTGGCCGCTGCCGGCAACCTTGACCTCGCCGAAGCCAGCGAGATTGCGACCGGTGCACTTGGAGCCTATGGCCTTGAGGTGGACGAGATAACGCGCATTAACGATGTATTCGCCAAGACAGCCAACAGCGCAACCACTACGGTCGGGGAACTGGGCAGTGCCTTTCGTGTAGCTGCGCCAGTTACTAGTGCCTTAGGTGTGCCGGTCGAAGAACTTTCGGCTGCCCTGGGCGTATTGGCCGAGCAGCAGATACGCGGAGCCGAGGCCGGTACGGCCCTACGGTCTGGCCTCTCCCGCCTTATCGACCCGCCGAAGGATGCACAACGGGCTCTCGAGCGCCTAGGGGTTCAGCTACGGGACTCCGAGGGGCAGTTCGTGGGCTTGGTCGACCTCTTCCGCCAGTTCGAGGCCGCGGGTGCCGATGCTCGCGATATGGTGCAAATTTTTGGGGTGCAGCAAGGTGGCCGCTTCACCGCCTTGCTCAATAAGGGAGCCGATGCCATTGCCGGCATGAACGAGGAGCTCCTCAATAGCCAAGGCTTCGCCGAGGAGACGGCCAAAATAATGGAGGACAACCTACAGGGGGATATTCGCCGCCTCAATAGCGCCTGGGAGTCTTTCACGAACGAGCTGGCCGAGGGCAATAAGGGAGCGCTACGGGATTTGATACAGACCATCGCGGAACTACTGGGCTATCTGGCCAACTGGCTGCGGGGCACGCAGGCCACGATGGAGCAGCAGGAAGCCTTCAACAACGTAATGGAAACCGTCCGGCAAGGGGCGGAGTTGCTCCTCGCTGCATTCCTCGCCCTCACCAAGACCGGCCGCCGACTCTCCCAGCAGTTTGTCAACCTGGGCAAGGCTGTCCTACGCACAGGCAAGACGTTCGGCCGAATGTTAGGCTCAGTGAGCAAGTTTCGGGCAGGGCTCCGGGCTTCCGGGCGCAGCCTAAAAGCTTTCCGCACCAGCGTGGTGGCTACCGGCAAGGCCATCGCTCGCGCTTTCGCCCCTATTGTCATCTTGGAAGGTATCCTCGCACTAAGGGACGCGATAGGCTCCCTGACCGACGATTTCGACGCGGCCAAGGAAACCGCCGAAAGTTTCAAACGCGAAATGATGCTGGTCAACGACGAAATACAGCGCCAGCAAAACGAGATGAACGACCTCTTCCAGGCACTCAAAAATGTGGGCGACCAGCAAGGGGAAAAGGCCAAAATAATCAAGCAGCTGAATGAGCAATACGGCGAGTACCTGGGCAATCTCGACTTGGAGCGGGCGAGTATTCATCAGATTAGCATTATCCAGCGCCGGGCGAACGAAGCCCTCGCCGACCAGCTGCGGCTCAAGGCTCTCAACGCAGAAATGGAGGAATTGGGCGAACGCCGCGCCAGCGTGGCCGTAGATGCCCGTATGATACAAGCGGAACTCGATGCCGAGGCTGAACAGATTAGCGGGGCGATGGATGAAGCCGAAGAAATGCTAGGTACAGTAGGGCGGGAGGCCACCGGCATTTTGACGATGTTCACGCACGGCATTGGTCGCGCGATGGATGAGGGGGAGCTGGCCGACCTGGAAAATGCAATGGACGCGTATTCCAGCCAGATGGAAAACTTGCAGGCCGAAATCGACGAGATTACCCAGCGGCAAGGAACCGTCACGATGGACGAGTTCTTGGAGAATATGTCGCTGGCGTTGCTGCGTAAAGGAGCCGAGGAAGAGGGCGAGGAAGTCGGCGAGGCCTATGCACAGGGAATGCAGCAAGGCATTGAGCAAGGTGCCGGCGATGGGGATGGCATTGCCGAGGCGACGACCAACGCACTCAAGCAAGGGGCAGAGGAAGCTAAGGCTGCCCTCGACCAGTTGTTTGCCGAACTTGAGGCCGAGTACCAGCAGGAGCGCGACAGGATTGCCGAGCAGTTTCTCGCCGGTACCACGACCGAGGAGCAGTATAACGAGGCCATCGAACGGCTCGACCGGGAGCACTTGCAAGACCGCATCGACCTGCGCAACGCCTACAATATGCAGGTGCGGAGCCTGCTCAACGAACAACGCCAGGCCGAAGTCAGGGAACGCCAGGAGCTCCTCAAAGAACTGGAACAGCTCGACCGCCGCGAGTTCCAGGCCCAGGTCAACATCCAACAGCGGGGCGGGGCTGACCAACAAATTGAGGCCGCCCGGCGCATTGCCAACCGCCGCATTCAGGAGGAGGAGGCTACCGCAAGTGAGATACAGCGCATCGAGATGGAGTTGGCCGACGAGATACGTGACATCCGCCTGACTGCCCTTGAGGAAAGCTTCGACCAGGAAGCGGCGATTTACAACCTGCAGGTCGACGATATTCGCCGCCATTATCAGAACCGCGAGGACATTATCGAGCGGTATTACGACCGGCAACTGGAACTCGCCCAGGGCAACGAGGAGCTTTTGGCCGATATCGAGGAGCAGCGCACACGGGCCCTCGAGGAGAACTTACAGCAGCGCACCGATGCCATCCAAGCCGCCGCCGAACGTGAGATAAATATCTGGAGCAATATGCAGGCCGAGATATTTGGCGTTGCTCAAGAGTGGGGAGAAATGCGGCTCCAAAACTTGGAAAACCGGGCGCAGCGCCGGGAGAACAAACTCAACGAACAGCGGGAGCGTGAACTGGCAGCAGTGGGCAACAACGAGCGCCGCAGGGCTGAAATCAATGCCCGGTTCAACCAACAGCAGGCCGCACAAGAGCGGCAATTGCAACAAGAGAGGGAACGTATCGCCCGCCGGCAGTTGCGCCTAGAGAAAGCGCAATACACGGCCGAGACAGCGATTAAGATTGCCCAGGCCATCCAGAACGCTAACTTGAGTGCCACCAACACGCTGGCGAGTACGCCATTCCCCGCGAATATCGGCTTCGCTGCAACGGTTCTCTCCCTCGGTTTGGGATGGGTGACCAAGATGCGCCAGACCCCGCAGGCCTTCAAAGAAGGTGGCTGGGTGGAACGCCAGAACGGCGAGCGCCCGGGCATTGATACCGTTTCGGCTCGCCTGACGGAGGGGGAATTTGTACTGACCAAAGAGGCCGCCGGGAAATGGGCCGACTACCTTGAAGCCATCAATGCCGGCAACCTAACGCCCGAGCAGTTCGCGCAAAGCTTCACTCCGCTGCCCGACTTTACCCCGATGATGCTAAGCGCCAGCAAGGGAGAGGCTCGCCCGCAGGCCTCTTTCAGCATCGACTACAAACGCCTCGGTAAAGAGGTGGGCAAGCAAGTGCCGCAAGTGCAGCTTCAGGTCGACGAGGACGGTTTCTATGTGCGTCAGGAGCGGTTCCGCAAGCGGCAGACCATCAAACGCACCCGGTATGGCGCAAAAAGATAGACTCAAGTTCACACTCTTCGGCCAAGACGCAAACGGCAACTCCACGAGCGTAAAAGCGAAGGAGCCGTTCGGTGCGGAGGGCTCAGAAATCACTATCGCCCGGCACGAGGACTATCACGGCGTGTTCCCCTCGTTCTCGTTTGACTTGTCCTTCTGGTGTAACGCCTACGATTGGATTCTGGAGCAATACGATATTCACGGAGTCGGTGCTGACATCCGCATTATTATTGAATACCGGTGCGAGGGCGATTCCTTCGCTACGCTGTATCAAGGTAAGGTGAACCTTAATGGCCTGGTCATCAACCGGGCCCTGAACCGGGTTCAAGTGCAGATTGAAGACCTTGGAGCGCTGGAGAAGCTATTTAGCCGGGCACAGCAGGAGGTCGATATGAACAAGTTGGAGAGCGTAGAAGGCCAGCCCCTCGACCCGTACCTATATGCCGGGTATGACCTGCAGCTGTTCGGCCAAGCCATCCTCGAGCGTATTCGCCGGGAGATTGAAGATGGCGGCGAATGTTATCCACCGGCGACAAGCAATATCTTTCCGAATCCGCCACCCGGAATGGCATTGCAAGTAGTGGGCGGCGGCTTTGGTATTGTGCCGTTGAATATCGTGGTCAAATACCAACCGGCATTCGCAGGCGTAATTATCAACGAGAGCAACGTGACGTGGGGAGCCAGCACGTGGTCGTACCAAGACACGGAGCAATACCCTGACCCGCTGCCGGCATTGTGGATTGCCCCTAAGGACGATATTTCCGAACTGCAGCTGTGCTTCTGTTATTCCTTCAAGTATTTCTATCGATACACGGCACCAAACCCTACTTCGCCAGACCCTACAGCCATCGACATCACTTGGGAGTGGGTGCTGGAATGGGATAACACAACAACGGTCATTGATACGCCAGTGCCGTTCTTTACAAACCCGCCGCTGAGTACTGGCCCCCCTGGGCAGCGTTACTATACAGAGCAGGTCGATGGGTGTCTTGACGTAACAATTCCATTCGAAGAAGTGCCCAAAGACTCCGAATTCAGAATTTACCTGCGCGGCACCCTGAATGCGGATGTCAGAAGAGCCGCGGTGAATGCTTCGCAAACTTGGTTTGGCCTAGGCGTGGTTGAGCAAAATTTTCCACCATTTGACCCACGGGTGTGGTCGGGCGAGCCCCTATGCATCAGCTCAAATACGTGCCCGTTTCAACTGCGCCTCGATACCAAGACTACCTTCAAAGACACGACCGCCAAGGCCTGGCTAATTAATGAAGCGTTCGCCCGTGTCATTGAAGCCACGACCGACAACGAACTAACCGTCCTGAGCGATTACCTCGGACGGCCCGCATCCGAGCCATTGCCTTCACCGTCCAACCAGCTGGGCGCTGGTAGCTCGACCGCAGTTACCGGCGCTTTCCAGCTCCGGGGCTTCCCCGACGACAAGGAATTCTTTCTCTCGTTCAAAACCCTATTTGACAGCACGCAGGCGGTCTATGCACTGGGGATGGCGCAAGAGTTTGACCAAGAGAGCAGCCGGCAGGTCATACGTATTGAGCCCTTACGGTATTTCTACACCAATGACGTGGTGTTAACGATTACACCCGAGCTGACAAAAGACATCGTCAAATACGAGGAGCAAATAGACGACGACATCGTATTCTCAAGGCTGGATATAGGGTATGCCCGCTTCGACACCGAGGCCACCGGCGGCTTGGATGAGCCCGTGAGCACCCGGCAATACGCCTTCAATGAGCTGAACACGGTCGAAACGAATAAGCAAATTCGCAGCGAAATTATCGGCTCCGGCTACCTTATCGAAAAGACGCGCCGGAAGCAATTTGATGAATCGGCCTCGGAAGACACCGAAGAGGACGGCGATGCTTTCTTCATCCGCGTGGGCCGCGTGGACAAAGACGTGGACGGCACAACCTACGATGCTCTCGAATACAATATGCAAGGCGTGGACAGCCCGAACAACCTAATTGACCCCGACTCACTGATGAACTGGCCCCTGACTCCCTGGCATATGGCACGCCGCTGGTGGGGATGGCTGGCCGCTGGCGTCAAATGGCTCACACAAGGCCTCAAATTCCGCTCAGGGCGCGCGAACTATGTGGCAGAGGGCCAAAGTATTGCTTCCGAGGATGCGTCCTTTACAGCGAACGGTAACACGTTCCAAGAGCCGAACATCGTCCTGCACAAAGAAAACGACAATATCGATGCAGCCGAACGTTCCCCGGTGCTCACCCCTATCATGGCCACGATTGACCTCACCTTGAGCTACGAGCAGTTCGTAGCCATTCGGGATAAACCCTATGGCAAAGTCGTGGTTGACCAGGGCGGCGGAAGCTGGAAAACGTATTACATTCAGGAATGTAAATTTGAGCTCGTCACCGGGCAGACTGAACTTAAACTGCAAGAGGCGCTATGAACCCCTCAGGTTATCTACAATTGCGACCGCTATGCTGCGAGGAAACCGTTGACCCGAACCAGCTCCCGGAGACCATCGAGTGGGGCATCAAAGTCAACTTCAACCCGTGGGCGGAAGAGAACCGAGAGGCTTGCGGCCTACCGCTGGAGCCAGGCGAAGACGACCCGACAGAAATATGCTTTATTGCTGCGCCGGCTGGTTTTTACGGCCAGGGGAATCAATGTGAGCTTTTCAATGACGACCCGTATTTCCTGACGTTCGGCCCAGACGTTGAAGTACGATTTGAACAGTTCCTTGTCACCTTGGCAGAGCCGGATAGGCAGGTGGGCTTAGCTACACCTTTCGTGGATGTGACGGTCACGCAAGATGCGGACGGAATTTGGTTGTTTGATTACGTCCTCGACGTTTCCGCAGCCATACAAGCAGGAGCGCCATCGGCCGAATATCTATTGCAAATCTGTGAGCCGTTTGTCATCGATTATTGCACAGGTGGCGGGTGCATTAAGCCCGAATGCAATTGGATTGAAATCTATCGCCAGCCCGAATGCCGGGTGGTCACCGACTGCCAACCGCCCGAGGCTCCCGACTGCTACCCGAACCAGCCGTTTTGCCTGCCGGCCGAACGCGGCGATGTAGTGAGCGCCTGGGTAAGCCTACCCGAGCGGTACTGGCAGCCAGGGCAATATCAAGTCGACCTCTGCCAGGCCTGCGATGTGGTGGCGCAGAACATCGGCACGCTGTACGTCCTGGAAGACGGCAGCGACTGGATACAGTACGAACTGCCGGAAAATATCGGGTTCGGCGAATACTACCTATGCATTGAGCGGGATTCCTTCGAGCCGTTCCCGGTCGAGGGCAATTGCAATGAGGAAACAGACCTGCTAAACCCGGCGTTCAATGGCGGCGGCTTTGAGCAATTCGGCCTATCGCCGCAAGAACTACTAACGGGGCTGCGTTATGCTGACCCAAGCAATCCAACGAACTATCAAGTAAGCAGCAGCGTCAGCCGGAGCGGGGATAACTCCCTGCAGGTAACCTTGCGAAATAGTCAAGATTTCGGCCGAATTGACGGCATCCGGCTTAACGCCAATGAGACGTATTATTTCGAGTTATGGATGCGTCAGAATATAAGTTATGACGTCCCTGGGCAGGTGAGCCTTGAGCTGAGCACCAACCCCGTTCTGCAGCCAGGTATTACCCAGACAGTGCTCGAAACGGCCGAGTTAAACACTGATGCCAACCCTGGGCTGATTGGCGTATGGCAGCGCATTCTAACGCGTGTGGAGACCGATGACGGCGGCGTGCCTGGCGGTCCCGGTACTTTCCCAAGTACGCCCTTCAGTCCGATTGAGAATATGGGCGAATTGATTATTCGCTGCCAAGGCCCGCTCGATGGCGGCGTGCCTGGCGAACTGTACTTCGACGACTTTCGAATCACACATTGCCCCCCGCCGTGTAAGAATGTATTCCCGTTTTCAGACTCTGGCCGAATTGACAACCCGTACTCAGCGCTAGCGGGTGTCCAAGTGGACAGCTCCGAGGTTGATATTACCTACGTTGATTTTTCAAATTCTCTGGCCGGCAACTGGTCGCCCTTAGCTCAGAAAGGCGGAGCATTGAAGATTACACCGAAGAGCAACCTACAAATCAGTTCAGGTTCCTTAGTTCTGAGTTGGCCTAACATTCCCTTGTCGACCAGTAATCCCCACGAGATTCGCGTTACCGTAGGTGCCGACCTAGGGATACAAGAAAAAAATGTCGCCGTTCAGATAGCTGGCCAGCCGACCAGCAGTAGCCGAGAGGCAACCTACAATTTCGAGGTTTTTAGCCCCGGAGCCCAGGAAGCACCAGTTCAATTCTTTGCAGAATCTGCCGCCGTTACGTTGCGAAAATACTTCGATGCAGGCCCGCCGGATGTTAATGTGAGGTTGCAATTTCTTGCCAATTTCAACGGCCAGCTTTTAGGGGAGCTAGTTTTTAGTGCACTGTACATCTACGAGGTGCAGGTCTGTGAGCTCCCGGCCGAGCACGCCATCGAATACCCAAACCCCGAGCGGCTGTGTAGCAATTGTATCCGCATTCAGGATGATTGCTACACCTCGGAGTTCCGGCTCGATATTAACGGCAGTGGCCACCAGCTCGGGCTCGACCTGGACAAATTACAGCAAGTAGTGCCTGACCTCTTCTATGAGTTCCGGCTTCCGTTCGCTCCGCACGACCCTGAATACGAAGTCAACCGGGAGGCTTTTCGCCAGACCGGCGGCCAGATGACAAAGTATTACGCAGGGGTTGGGAAGACAATCAACTGGGAAGCCGATTATATGCCGCCGCACTTGGTGGAATTCCTGGTGCTGGCGTTAGAAGCCGACAAAGTTGAGATAAAATTCAAGCCCTGGAACGACTTTATCGAATTTGTCAACGAGGAGGACGTGGACATCGAAGAAGAAGTGAGCCGTCCTCGCCTCGGCGGGCTGCGCCGGAGCACCGGCACCCTGACGCAGGCCAAATTTTGGAAAGAGAATAAATTTTGTTAACCTTGAAACCCCAACCCCCCAGCTAAGATGCAAGAACTAAAAACCCTTGATTGCGCAAAACAGACGGCCACGTTCTTCTGCGACCCGTGTAATGTACAGAAGGAAGGTCGTGTGCGCGGCGTTATTTTTGTTGAAAAGACGCAGCCCATCGAAGACATAGACGCCCAGAATTGGTTCTTCTGGAAGTCCCTTATCGAGCAGAAAAAGGCCTTTTTGATTCCAAACACCCGAGGCGATTACAGCTCCGAGGGCCAGACCGGCGATGGCTTTGGGGACCAGGAGCAAAAGGTGATTGGCCGCAATCATACGGCCAACGTAATGTTCCAAAATGTCAGCAACCAGAACCAGCTCTTCCTCGACTTTCTGAATCGGGCGACAGAATACCGACTGGTGATGATTGGCGCAAATGAATTGTACGTTGCGCGGGCCTCGGCGCAAACAAACGGAGGCCTCGTTATCGAACAAAGCACGCAGTCCGAGAACCATTACAACCTTGCTATCAATTGGTCGCAGCTGGAGCAGGTGCGCATCATTGAAGATGCGCCGGTCAACCAGTTGCTCCGCTGCTACACGCTGGAGGGCTCCGAGGCCTCCCCAGATTGCTGCCTCAACCCCGAGCTAAACGACTTTGCAGTCAAATTCAACTACTCTTCTTCGTTCCCAAACACGGGCGGCTGGGAGGAAGACGGAGACCCGACCACCGACCCGTTTGTCGATTACAATGGGTCGTTTTCGATTTTCGCCCCTTGCTGCGGAAACCTCGAACAAGACCTTGAGGTTTTTATCTACGACCCTGAAAATCCGACGACACAGCCGAGCTCTTGGAAACAGATTCAGCTGTTTGACATCAATATCTCCGACAACACGGTTTCGTTAAGCATTCGCGTAAATCAGAATTCGCCGGCCGAAGGCCTTGCAATTCGGTTCCGGGCCTGCGGGTTTTCACAAATCTACTCCCCGCAGATTCCGCTGCCGGCCAACCAAGCGGAGCCCTGCGACTCGCAGCCAGGAGTTATTGCGGTCAATATCCCGCCCGCGAACGTGACGCAAACTCCGCAGCCCGATGGCACGATTGATTACGAAGCGCAGTTAAACATTCAAGCCATCTGCTGCAACGACAACATTTTGGCTACTGAGGCCACCCTTTCGCCGCAGGGCGCGTTCACATTCCGCAACGGCTCGCAGAACATCCCAGCCGGTAGCGCAACGCATACGCTGCAGTGGAACATCGACCCGACCCAGATGCCTTCGGGCGAAGAGACGGTCGAGTTCAGCTTTGTGACCAATTCGTGCGGAAATTGGCCCGCGCTAGTCGACTTACAGCTGGATGCCCCCGCAGCAATTTCAGTTGACCCTGACAGCAACCAAGTCACATTTACCGAGGGCTCACCGCAAGTGTTAAACGTAACCCTCGACCTTATTCGAACAAACTGCAACGAGCAGATTAACCTGACCGACACGGCCAACAGCAACCTGCCTGCAAACCTGATTCCGACGATTACACCGGCTTCAGCGCTACCGGGAACCAACCAGGCAACCCTCGAGCTCAATTATGACGGCAGTGCCACTGCCGGCAACTATTGGATTGAGATTGAGGGTGTGGCGAGTTGCGACACCGACGCTGCAACCATTGTAGTAGTCATCCAGCCCTAAGGCCCCCTCGATGCCCGCCAGCCCCGGTAGACCAGTGTTTGCCGGGGCTTTCTTATTTTGTAGCTATGAAGTTGCGTTTTACGGAATTAGCCGCCAGCCTCATCGAACAATTCGATGAGCAATACAGGGAGGTCACCGGCAAATTCTTTGTCGATGTGCTGGAAGAATATATCGAGCAAGGCAAGCGCCGCGAGGACTACCGGCTGTCGGTCGAGGAGTCTGAACGAGTGCGACTTATCAGCGAGTCGAAAAACTACCAACAAAAAATCGAGACCTATCAACCGAGCGAGCCGGAACACATAAAAAAGTACCGGTTCGCCAACTTCCGGAACGTGGTCAAAAAGGCCTATGCCCGGGTGGTCAATACGGTGCAAAAGATATTTCGCAGCGATGGCTTCGTTATCGAATACGAAGACATTGCCGGTATTCCTGAGGAAGAGCAGCCCTCGGCATATTTCAGCGGCCAGAACGAAGACTGGATAGGTGTCAATCGCTGGCTCGCCCGGGAGACCTTGCGCTGGCTGTTTACTGAGCCCAACGGACTGGTGCTCACCTTTCCTAAAAACTACGATGCGGAAGAAAGTGAGTTTAATCAGCCGGTGCCTATCTTCTGGCGGGCCGACCAGATTATCTACTGGGGCCAGCTCAAGCGCAAGCAATCCCCGATGCTCCTGCTCAAGGGCGACGATGAAGAGATGTTTTGGGTGGTAACACCCGAGGCCTTCTTCTTGCTGACCTCGACCGACCGCAAAGGGGAGTACAACTGCGAAGTGCTCACGCAACACGACTGCCAGCAAATACCGGCGAACGTGATTGGCGGTATACAGAAAAGCAACGATTACCGCGATATATTCGAAAGTTTCCTGAGCCCCGCGATAGAAGACTGGACGGAAGCACTAGTTCTGTACAGCGACTTGCAGGGCGGCGTGAAGCAACACGCCTGGCCCGAGCGCGTGGAATACGTGCCGGAAGATTGCAGCACCTGCAACGGGCGAGGCAAGGTCGTACAAACGCGCTTCGGCCAAGAGACCACAACCGACTGCCCCACCTGCAAGGGCACCGGAGCCGCGCAGACCGTCTATGGCGTGACCCGCATTAAGATTGACAATCGCCCAGGCTACGAAACCGACCGGAACTACAACAGCCCTATCATCTACGTTGAGAAGTCGATGGAGCCCCTGAAGTTTCTCAACCAAAAAGTTCAGGAGCACATCCAAGCGGGTTTTGAGGCTTTGAATATGGCGTTCCTTATGGATATGCCGCTGGCCGAGTCAGGGGTGGCCAAGCAATTCGACCGGGAGGAGCTGAACGCCTTTCTGTTCTCAATTGCCCAGCATATCAAAGAAACCATTCTGCGCCCTTACTTCGAGTTTGCCTATCAAATGCGCTACCCTGAACGTTCCTATGAACTGCCCAGCATTGCCATCCCCGACACGTTTGATATTCTGTCGGCCACCAACCTACTGAGCGAGATACAGTTTAATAATGAAAACGGCGTGGGCGACCGAACAACCAACCGGCTCTTGCTGAAGGAGTACGTAAACAAACGGATGCAAGACCAGCCCGAGGCTCTCAAGTACAACCAAGCCACAATTGACCTCGACCCGATGCAGGGCTACACCGTCGAAGAAATTATCGCGCTGCAAGGCACCGTCTCGCAGGTAGATGTGTACGCCAGCCTGAACATTCAGACGATTATTAAACTACTGGCGGATGAAAACGCAGGCTTCTACGAGTTGAGCTACGAACAACAGCGGGAGCTGGTGCTCCAGAAGGCCGAAGAAATGGCCGCCGCCCGCAACGTAGACTTCACGAGCCCCGAACCGGAACAAGCAACCGATGACTCCGCAGGAACTCCTCAAACAGCTGAATGATGCCCAAGGCGCTTCTGTGGTCTTCTGGGGCGGCCTTCCTACTCAAGTTAAGGCTAAGGTCAGCTCAGACATAGAACGCGCATTAGAGGCCCTACAAACGGACGACAACGGCAACATAAAGCAGACCAAGGCCAACTACGCCACGATTAGCAAGATTCGCCGGCTAATCGGCTTGGCGATTAAGTTGAACCCTTGGATTCGGAGCAAAACCGAGCAGTTCTACCGTGCCTTCACCAGTTCGGCCAATGCCATCGACGAGTATGTGCGCACCGGCCTAGGCGGCAAAGTCCCTGAAGCGTTCACCGAAGAGCGGCGCAAGCAAGGCCTCAGCTTGGCTCGGCGGGTAATGGAAGGGGATGGCTTCGAGAGCCAGGTAGTCGACCGGTTCGAGGACGTGGTTCGGCAAACGGTTTCAACTGGCGGTAGCCGCGCTGGGCTGCGCCAGCAAACGCAGAGGATGGTCTACGGCACCCAGGGGGATTTAGGCGTGCCCGGGCGCTATTATAGCGAAGCCTCGCACAATCAATTTATGGAGTACGAGCGCGAATACTTCCAGGCCGCCGCGCGTGATTTAGAGCTGCAATGGTACCTCTACGAAGGACCCCTAAAAACGACTTCGCGTAAATTCTGCGAGCGCCGGGCCGGCGAGTATTATACGGCTCAGGAAATACGGTCGTGGGCAAGCCAGCAATGGCAAGGCAAACACAAAAACACAACGCAATCTTCGATTTTTACCTATCTTGGCGGATATAATTGCCGACACGTAGCTATCCCGGTGATGCCCGAGGCGGTTCCTGTCTCGGCCCGGCGCCGGGCTGAACGTTTGGGATTTACTACCGATTAATTAACTTAGAAGCACTATGCGACATCAAACTATGCGACATCAAAAAGCGCTACAGAAAATTGAGACCCACCAGGGCAGCGGCCAGAAGGTATCGTATGTGTCCGTCTTGGAGAAGGAAGTTGCCGACAACTGGCTAGCCTTTGCTAAGATGAATAAAGCCCAGCGAGCCCAGAACGCCAAGCGTTTGGGTATTCCTTATTCACCGAATGTCTACGAAGGTCAACACCCGAAAGGGCACCCGGCCGATTATACAGAGCCGGTAAGCTTCGCCCAGTTCGTGCAATGGCACAAGGACAACGGCCGCAAGCAAGACTTGGATACCTGGATAAAAATTATCAAAGAGGGCCAACGCGTGCTGCACTTCGATGGCAAACCCGAGGTGCTCACCGCCGACAATATCGACGACGAAATTGCCAAGTTGAAGAAACCCAAGCCCGCGCCGAAAGCACAGAAAAAAGACAAAGACGACCAAGCACAGACCACTGAACAATGAAACTAAGCGACCTGCTAAAAACCCTCGCCGAAAACGCCAACGTTGAGGGGGAACTCCCCGATAGCCTCGATGCGGAAATCCCGGCGGAGCAATACCAGCAATTTGTTGGCAACCTCGTGTCCGTAGACAACGCGAAGCACAAAAAAGAGGTGCGCTCCCATCTCTTTGGCGAGTTCGCCAACCTGATGCGAGAGAATGTCAGCAAGCAATTGGAAAAAGCCGGCTTCAGCCCAGAAGAAATTCAGGAGTTCCGGCGCTCCAAAGAAAGCGTTTTTGAAGATGTGCCCAGCGCCTTGGCGCAGGCATTGAACAAGCAACAGCCCGCTTCAAACCAACAGGAACAACAACAAGACAATGATGCCAAAGGGAAGAGGCTACAAGAGCAAATCAAAGAACTCCAGGAAAAACTCGGCCAGCAAACGCAGGCCTACGAAAGCCTCCAGGCGGAGAAGGAAGAAGCGCTGAACAACCTGCGCCAACAGCACCAGCAACAGCTCGCTGGTGAGCGCTTAGCGGCCGAAATTGCCCAGCGCCAGCCGGCCGGTGATATGAGCAAGTCGTCTTTTATGACAATTGCCCGGGCGCTGATTAATGAAGAAATGAACCGGCACAATGCCGCACTGAAACTCACCGACACCGGCGATATTGAACTAATCGATAAAGAAGCCGGTACACCAGTACTTAACGAAAAAAACCAGATTATCCGGCCGAGTGATTTTGTGGACGAAACGCTCACAAAGCATAAGGTCATGCAAGTCAAAAAGTCCGGAGATTCAAATTCAACCGGGCACGCTCAAGCGAGTCAACCTCCCGCCACTCGCACTGTTGAGACTCGCTCTCAGCAAGAAAACAATGGCAGGAATGCTCAGACAGACTACCGGTCACAACAAATCAACAAAGTGCTCGGTATGATTAAGTAAACAACCAATGGCACAAACGCCAGATGTATCACAAAACACGGGCAACCTTATCTGCCCGGCCATCCTCACCACGTGGTTTAACCTCTTGGGGCCCGAGGCTCCTTCAATGCGCACAACGCAGGTGGGCCTGCTGGAGTCCCTATTTTCCCAGCAAAACCGGGTAATGCCCGGAAGGGACGACCCTCAGGATATCACCCGAATGGGCCACACTTACGTTTACCGGGTGAACTATCGACAGCGTGCCGTACGCAGTGAAACGTCGAACGATATTACCTGCGCCACCACGACCACGCCGCCGCCGATTCTGGGTATTCAACAAACTATTGACCAGCGTCGGTCGCATACGTTTTTTCTCAGCGAGCAAGAAGTGCGCTCGATGTGCGAAGAATACTCAAACGTTGTGCAGGCGCAAGGGGCGCAGGTGGGCGACTATGAATTCCTAGTTTCTGGGGCTAATCAGACCTCGCTCAGTGTAATGCTCGACCATTACAATATCATCAATGAGCAAGTGAATGCCCTTCGCGAGGCCATCGAAGAAGACCTCCTCAACCTTATCGCTGGTGGTCTGATTGGCAGCTTCCCGGTCGGTAGTGGTTTGGTGCCCGGTCAACCGCTGCCCGCTGTACAGACAAACACCTTCGAGCCCATCCCGGCGTTTGACACCGAGATGCGCCGAGGCTACTCGATGAGCGGCACCTCGATGGCTCCGATTTTGGTAACGGGACACGGTAATTTCTATCGCTATGCCCAGGCGATGAATTATACGTGCTGCAACGACAACGCGACCGACTTTGAAGCCCTGCGCAATAGTGCGAATTATTCGATGTTTATGAGCCGTTTGCTGGACGACAATACCAACTTCTCGCCGGACGATGTGCTGTTCTATGAGCCTTCTCACTTGCGGTTTATCAACTATGTGGTCAACGCTGGCTCGTTCAATAGCCCGATGCAAGACCGTGTTCGAGGCACCTTCCCAGACCCAATGATTCCCGGGTTGGTGTATGATATGGACATCCGCTATGAAGAATGTATCGGCGACGAGCCGATGGATAACGGTTGGAGCATTCAGATGTCCAGCCGGTTCGACCTCTTCCACCTCCCGGTGAATGTATACAAAGCCAACGACCTGAATTCAGGCGTCACTGGCGTATACCACCTCGAGGCCGCTCTTCTGCCCTAATTACTTACCTGCTTCAGTCTTTGGAAGGATGAACCCGCTCGTGGATACCGTGCCTTTTTCGGAGAACAGCCGACCGAACGCCGGTAACCCGAGCGGGTTATTTGTTACGGACGTGCCAGGCATTGGCGTGGGTTCCTTGCAAGACGGGAGTCAGCAGTACGATTCGGCCGACGAGTACACCCTATTCAAGGAGCTGCAACGCAGCGCTGTGCCAATCTTCCGAGAAGACGTTAGGAACGCGCTCCGCGAGGTCTGCGGCCATAGGGTCAAGAAGCTTATCGATCGCGCGTTAGACGGCCATTATAGCGACGACAAACCCAAGCTAATCTTCACCAGCGATGCCTTCCAAGGCTTCCGCTTTGAGCCCTACCAAGCCAACGGCCTTGAGCTGGTCATCGAAGAAGTACGGTTCCGGGCAAACAACCCCGCGCCGAACCTAATTTTCGAACTGTTTGACTTGCGTTGGGGCGAGTCCCTAGAATCCAAGACGGTGAATGTGGTTGCTGGCGAAAATGTTGTGCCGCTCAACTTCCGGGTGCCGGCCGATGAGTGGTACCGCAAGCCGGTACTGCTTTACCCAAGCAAGCACCTGCAACTCTATCAAGTGAGCCCAGGCGTTCCGGGAAATTCTTGCTATTGGCAATATCAAACGCCTTGGCTTTGCGATGGCTGCCACGACAGTGGCGCGTATGTGTATGCGGTCGGCTTTGCGCCGGGCGATGACATCCGAGAAGAGAATATCAAGTCCGTACAGCACAATGCCGGGCTGATTCTACGCTATTCGTATCAGTGCTCGATTGACCTAATAATGCGGCCATTCATCGACCGGCTGTACGTGCCCTGGCAGCACCTATTGGCTGGGCGCATTCTCAAGCGGCTGGCCACCACGAAGCGCACCAACCCGAGCACCGCAACCCCAAACGATGAGGCCATAGCCTACGCAAGAGAGACCTACTGGCACCTCTTGCGCGAGGCAGTGAGAGACATTGACCTTTATGATTGTTATCATTGTTACCAAGAAGACAAGTTGATTGATAAATACTTTCCCCGACCTTGATATGGCTTGTAGCAAATGCAACAAACGAAAGCGGGCAACCACCAAGAAGAAGCCCCGGCCGGTGCCCACCACTCATAAGAATGTGCCGAAAATTATTCATCCCAAGCAGCGATGAAACTGCGCAGTAAGGCCGACTTACGAGAACTGGACAGGCTCCTTGATAGGGTGTTCCCGGTGCTGCTCAATAAGGAGCAGCTCCTGCGGCCTATCCTGCTAAGCCTGCTGGCCTGGCAACGCAAGCGTATCTTCCAGGACGGCACCAAGAGCGACGGCACCGCCATCGGCACCTACTCGGCCAGCTATATCAAATACCAGCGAATGCAACGTAACTGGGGCAGCTCCTCGCGCGTGATTCTCGCGCTAACCGAGGCGCTCCGGCACGACTACAAAATCTACAAGGTGGGTTCTCGCATTGGCCTGGGCGTAAGCGATAAAAAGAACTGGAAGAAAATCGTGATGAACGAGAAGCGCTACGGGCCCGTCTTCGACCTTACCCGCCAAGAGCAGGCCTTGCTGCGCCGGCTTTTCAGCGTTCGCCTGCGACAACTTGTGAACCCCTAATGGCAGCAATTGACCACATATTGAAAGGCTTCGGCCAGCAACTGCGAGACGACCTTCATCAGCGGTACGGCTCGACGGAATACCTAGGCCAACTGGACACGGTATTAACAAAATCAAATGACGATGGAGACCGACTGCTACCAATCTTATCCCAGTTTTTCGCCTTCACAGGAAGAGACCATTCTTGTCAGTTCTACCAGCGCATCGCTAACGTTACCGCGAAGCCTGGCGACGATTACGGGGATGCCCCTAAGCCTATCATTCAGTACGATATCAACACCGTGGCATTGGTGGGTAACGTCGAACTCACGACACGCGATTTCGTGGAACGCTTTCTCACCAACGTAATGCGGTGGTATACCCCGCCGAGGCCAATCGTTGAAAAACTCAAATCCCAGGGGCTCTCCCTTAGCCGCTTTGCAGTCGATATTCGCGAATGCTATGTGGATGCCTTGCAAGCCCTGGCTACCGAGATATCAAACCTCGATACAGCCTACGGGCGGGACGGGTATGATGTACAATCGTTGAACTTTGCCCGCTGCTCGTGGGCAATCACCTTTCAACTCTGCACCTACGAATGTTAGAAAACCTACTCTATCTTATCCTTGGCCAATTTGTGGCCTTGCTAGCACTCATCTTCATCGCAGTCGAGCGGTTCTGGAGAATGAATTCGCTGCTCAAGTCAGTGGAGAAGGAACAATCGCAACACCTTACCTATATTACTACGCTGAAAGAGCAAGTTTCTGATATGCGCACGAATCACGCTCTGGTCAAGCAGCGCGTTTCCAATGTCGAAACCGCCTGGGATAAAATCGAAAAGCAGCTCCAAGAAATATCGGGCAAAATCGATACAATCAATGAAATTGTCATCACCTATAAAAACATCGCCCGTGAGAATAAGTGATTTTCTGCTCGAATTGCACTCCCAAGACGGAGAGTTGCAGAGTCGCCTCGTTTACGGCGGCATTACCCTCGCCAGTGGCTTGGCGGGATTCTTCGCTACAGGCCTGAGCACCTACCAGCTGCCGACCGAGTTAATCATCGGCGTACTGACCATTGGAGCGGCTCTGCTGGGCATCTCCGTCTGGCCGCAGGCGGCCAAAAACAGAGCACTAAACTATCGAAACAATGCACCGACCACGCGTCCTAATCCTCAAGGTACTCCTCCCGGTTTCAATCGCGCTGCTATGGATGAGCCTCAATAGCTGTGTAACCCGAAGAGCCTGCGAGCGCAAATTCGGAGAATGCGGCCGGATTGAATACCGCGATTGCACTGTTGCAGAAGTCGAGATGATAGACCTGCCAAGGTGGGAAATCTCCACGACCGCCTCGGAGCCCTTGCCGCAGCCTTGCATCGACCTAATTCTGGAGCAAGTTAAAGCCGACAGCTCCGGGGAACTCCGCATTTACGTAGATGATGAGAACCGCCTGCAGGTTTCCGCCACGCGCTGGGCGCAGTCCATCGCTTGGATGGCGGTAACCAACTACCGCACCCGCACCAAGACGCGGGTGATTACAGAAGTCAAAACGCGCGTGCCGACCTGGTTGTGGGTAGCCCTCGGCGTTGCCGGACTCTATTTCATCTTCCGCATCCTCAAAGGCCTCAAAATCATATGAAAGCATTCCCCCTTCTTCGGTTAGGCCGCCGTGACCCGGCGGTCGTGCTGGTACGCCAAAAACTGGGCAAGCGTGCCCTACGGTCAGGCGACCTCTATGATGCGGGCCTTGAGAAGGCCGTAAAGGCCTTCCAGCGCGAGAACGGCCTCGAGGTCGATGGAATGGTCGGGCGCAACACTTATCTCGCGTTAGGCTTGCTCCAGGAGCGCCAGACGCCCACGATGCTGATGCTGCACTGCACCGCTCAGGACGTGGCCGAGGAGCGTGTCAAGGTGGAGCCGCAAGCCCAGAACATCGTAGCATATCACCTGGGGCTTGGCTGGGGCCGCTGTGGCTACCACGCAATTATCGAACGAGACGGCAGCGTGGTGCAAACGGTCGAAACAAATTTGGCCGATGGTTTCGACCCGACCGACTGGGCTTACGGTGCTGGAGAATACAACGCCTATGCAATTCACATCTGCTACGTTGGCGGCGTTCGCAAGGGTAAGGCGAAAGACACGCGCACCCTGCACCAGCGCATTGCGTTAAAGAACCAGGTAATGAAGTACCTAAGCAATTTCCCTGAGTTGGTTGTCCTCGGGCACAACCAGGTGCACCGCAAGGCCTGCCCGTGCTTTTCAGTCCCAAAGTGGGGCGAGGCCATCGGCATTGAACAGAATGTTTCCAAAGCCGATAAATTTGGCATCGCAAAAAAGATGAGCATATGAACAGAGAAGAAATCTTAAAGCACATTAAAGAGCAATCTGGGAACTACTGGTCAATCGCTAAAAAGTTGCAGCAGCCCTATCGAGAGGTCTGCGAAATGATTGATAATGACCCAGAACTGAAAGATGCTCTTGAATGGGCACAGCGGGAATTCCTGGACTATGTTATGAGCGGCATCATGAAAAATGCCAAACTACAGGATGCAGAAAGTCAGCGGTTCTTCTACAAAATTATGCAAGACCGGCGCTCGGAAGACACCATCACCAAGACGCCGGAATTCCCGATTTTTAACATAGTGCGGTCGAATCATGGAGGGGAAGACGAAGACGTTAGCGCTAAATGAAGCACAGCACGAGGCCATTCAGTCGGAAGCAACCGAGACTTTTCTTATCGGGGGGGTTGGCCTGGGCAAGACGTTCTTTCTGGCCACAGCCCTAGCAAAGGCAGTAACCACAACGCCCGGGACCATTGCCGGACTCTTCGCCCCGACAGTCAAACAGTTCAGCCACGCCACGTTCCCGCAAATTGTTAAGGCCTTCCAGGTACTAGGTATCAAAGAAGACGTGCACTATGTGAAGTTTCGGCGACCACCCGCTAAGTGGGGCATACAATTCCGGTATGGTAACCCGCAGAAGATTCTCACGTTTGCGAATGGCTCGTACGTTATTACGGACGGCCTAGACAATTTCAACAGCCAGCGGGGCCAGGATTTCGACTTGATATTCATCGATGAGTACCGCGATGTGAAAGAAGGCGTTCGCGACCTCTTGCTGGGCCGGCTGCGTGGCGAGACCTACCGGCAAAAGAACTTGAAACACAAGATTTTCTATGCCACTACGCCGCCCGAAAATCCCGGGTTCCTGCTTGAGCTCCGGGAGCGCAAAGACGAAGAGGTGAAGTTCATTACCGGTTCGACGTTTCTCAACCAGCACAACCTGCCTAAGCGTTACATCACCAATATGGTGAGTAAATATGACGAGATAACCACTCGCCGCGAAGTCTACGGAGAGTTAATCTCGGCGGGTGGGCTGTTCTTCGCGTATGAATTCGACAAAGAGCGCCACGTGATAGAAGAGGACGGGTGGCAATGGTACAACCCTACCGAACCGCTTTGGGTGTCTTTTGACTTCAACGTCAACCCGTTTTGCGCCGGCATCTTCCAGTTTGGCACTGCGGTGGGAAGCGAATATCTCTATCAATTGGATGAGGTCGTATTGCACAACGCGTCCATTCGCGATATGGTAGCAGAACTGCGCCAGCGCCTGCCCGCGAATGCGTTGCTGTATATTACCGGCGATGCCAGTGGCCGCAACCGGCACGTGATGGATTCCGAGCTGTCGGGTGCTTACGAATACATCCGCGGCCGCTTGGAATTGCCGCCGCGCGCCATCGATGTGCCCCGCACAAACCCGCCCGTCCGGCAAAGCTGGATAATGACCAATAGCCTGCTGCGCAACTTGCCCGATGTGCGCATCTCTGACCGGTGCGTCGAAACCATCCGTGACCTAGAATTCTGCACGATTGAAGATGAGCGCGATAAAGTCGAGATAGACAAGAGTGACCCGGAGCGGTCCCACTGCCTTGACTTTTTTCGCTATATTGTGCACACGGGATTCTCCCGTTGGTTCTATGATGATATCCGATGACCTGGCCCAAAGCACTACCCAAAAAGCCGCTTTACTTACCCTACGGGGCGAACTGGAGCATTGAACTTGGCGAAGCTCCAGAATTTGCCGACCGGGTGTATTGGCTCCGGGTGGATAGTGGAAAAGAATACGAGCTCCGGGAATTCTTCACTGATAGCCAAGGCACCATTCGGCCACGCAACGACGACGAACGGCTATGGCTCACCGGGAGAACAGGGCACTTGGAAATTCGCATCTTTAATTCCTACATCGGGCAAGTGCCCTACGAAGATGATATGCTGGTGTTTGTAGATGGCAACGGCTGTCAGACCCGCGTTATCGAGGTTATCATCCAAGGCCGTGCAAGCCGGAATGATGCAAACTACGACTACGAAATTCTCGGAAATTTTTACAACCTATGAAGCTGCTGAGGCGCAAAAAGAATTGCTGCGAGTGCTGCGACTGCAAAGACCTGGAGAAGCGGCTAAATGCTTTGCAAGCGATGGTCAACCAGCTAGTAACTCAACCGTCCGGCGGGTGCAGTTACGATACCAGCCGGCAGCTGTATGTTGACCAGAGCGCAACGGGCGGATTCACGCCGGACGGCTCGGCAACCTGCCCTTATCCCACAATCGGGGATGCGTTGGCCCAGGTGCAAGCCCCGGCGGTCGACAACCAATACGCTCTCATCGTGGGCCCGGGCATTTACAACGAGGACATCGAACTGCCGCCCTTCACGAGCATCAACGGGCTGGCCATCCGCACCCCGACCGTGCAAGGCAATCTCACACTGCGCAGCGATTGGAATAACAGCGTGGGGAGTAATTCCTACGTTTCGAGGCTCGACTTGAGCGGCGATGCAATCATTGATTTCGTTGGCGTGGCCGCTGGCGGGGGCAGCGTTAGCTTCAGCAATTGTAACTTGAGCCTCGGCGGAGCATCGGTCAACACCTGTCAGGAGCTCACGCACACGGTCGCGTATTACTCCAGCTCGCTCAACGAGCTGCGGCACGTCAGCGGAGCGCTTTTTATGGAGAACACCAACGCTAATGAGTTACAAATTCAGCAGCCGGTGCCCGCCATCTTTGGGGTAGTCGGCCAGATTCGGGGCTGCACAATTACCGACCTAGTTGCCGGGGAAGAGGGCTTTATCACCACCTCGGCACTCGTTGTTAACTTTCTGGAGCTCCAGGGCAACATCGACTACGAAAGCAATTCCAGCCTGCCCAGGCGAGCACAGACAAACATCGCACCGGGTGTCAACCTGACGCGCGTTAACCACGCTTTCGGCTTCAACTACGACCCTACCAACCCCAACGACTGGCAAAACACCAACCCTAACAACGGGCAGGAACTGTTCGACGAAATAGGGGCTCGCCTGACCGCAGGCGGGCTGTAAGGTAGATACCGTTGATTAGTGTTAGAGTGAGGCCTAAGGCAACTTTTTGTCTTGGGCCTTTTGGTTTTTAGCCTAAGAGCACTTAACTTTAGCAGTACTATGGAACACAGCGAAGTCTTTGCCATCGCGGTACAAGTAACGGACGGTAAGCTGAAGCCCGTAACGAAAACGGAGAATCAGACCCTGCGCGCTTTCCTGGACAAGATGGAAGGCCAGCGGGTGACCCTCTACTTCAAACAGTACGCGCCCGAACGGTCGCTGGCACAGAACCGGCGGCTGTGGGGCTACCTGGTGCCGCTGTTCCGCCAGTGGGTGCTGGATGAGTGGGGAATGAGTCTCACCAACGACGAAGCCAAGGCCTACCTCACGGCGAAATTCTCGTATGTGGAGTTTGTCAACCCCGACACCGGCCAAACAATGCAAGTGCCTAAGGGGACTAGCGAGCTGGACAAAAAGCAATTCGCCGAGTTTATGAACCGCACCGAGCAATGGCTGACTGAGTTCTGTAACCTAACACTTAAATCAACACAATTATGAAATTCTTTCAGGCAAACAAGCCGATGAAAATCAACAGGCTTGTCACGATTCTTTACGGCGAAGCTGGCGTAGGCAAAACATCGCTAGCCGCCTCGGCCGAACGGCCATTATTACTCGACTTCGATAAGGGTGTGCACCGCTCCGAGGTGCGAACGATGGATACCATTCAACTGGACTGGCGGGAGGCCGAAATCCTCGTTACCCCAAACCATCCGCAAGATACCGACAACTGGTATCAGCGGATGTGGAAGAAGCCGGCCGAGGACGGCAATCCTCGCTATCGCACCGTCATCATCGACACCGTGGGCAAGGCTACGGAAGCCTTGGAGCAGCAGATATGCGACGAGGGCGTGCGCAACAACGTGCACCCAAACGGGTTAACCCTGAGCCCTGCAGGCTACGGACTGCTGGCTAAGCGGTTTATCGCCTGGCTCAAGCGCCTGCTCGAGCTGGACGTGGATATTATCCTCGTCGGGCATTCGGTACTCGAGAACGTACGCAACGGCGACGAAACGATGTATATGCCCTCGCTGGTCGGCAAGAAGAGCGGGGAGTACCTGCTTACGATGGCAGACCAGATAGGGTATATGCATATGCAGCAAGACCAACGGGTGGTTTCCTTCGAGCCTGGGCAGTTCCACGTGGGGAAGGATACCGCTGGCCTGGGCACGTTACTGATAGAAGACTACGACGACCCGCAGGAGTACGCAATAATGCAAGACGTGATGACTGCCGTGCGCAACAAAGTGGCGGGCAAGCCGGTCGAGAAACAAAGCACCGAAGCAACCGAAGCAACCGAAGCCGATATCTTTGGCAAGCTGACTTCGATGATGGCGCCCGGAAAAACCGTCCTGCGGGAGCTGGTCGAAAAATACGCCAAGGCCAACGAAGCCGAGCAGGAGCAATTGGTTTTTATGGCTAAGAATGTTAGCCTAATCCTCGACAACTTTGTTGACCAGTTCAGCGAAGTAACAGACCAGCCACGGCTCGGAAGAGCAAGGAAGGTGATGCGTGAATATCACGAATTGTTTGACCAGTTGCAGGATGTGCTTTCCGACGAGCACCAGAAAGTTTTCGACGCACAGACCGAGGAGTTAACTTCGATGCAACGGGCGATAATGGAACAGAACCGGGAGTCTTTCTTGGCCGAGCGCCCGCAGGAAATTAAGAACATCTTGGTGCCGGCCAGCTACCTGAGCGACAACGAGAAGCAAGCGTATTACGCCGAGGCCGAAGCCCAGGCGGGAGGAACACCAATTGACTTTGTCTGATGCTACCCTGGACAATACATAGCACCGACCTTGAGAGCTGGCGGCTTTACCAGCAGGGTAAGTACATCCAATCCCGCGAGGCGCTGAACAAGCGTCTTGCGGGGGATGTACAGCCAAATAAATATATGACCCTGGGCAAGTTCTTTGCCGGGCTGGTGGAAGCGGCGTTGCTCCTGGAAGACGCCAGGCCGCAGGCTGTTGTCCGGGCGCTCCGGGCGCTCCGGGATGGGGAGCTCGGGGCCCGCAACGAGGACGGCCAACTCTGGAAAAAGACAATCGAGTTGGGCCGACACGTGGTCATCCCAGAGACCGACGAAGAAAAGGCGGGTATGGCCTTTGATATTGCCGACCTAAGCCGTTTCGTCAGCGAACTGGCACGTGAGCCTAACCGTCAGCCCGAGGTGGCCTTAGAGCGCAAATATGAGCTCCAGGCGGGCACCGCCATCCTGAGCGGCACGGCTGACATATGGAACAACGAGAAACGGGTAATTGGTGAGATTAAAACCACCCTCAACGGCCCGCGCAAAACGGTAACCAGCTACCGCGACAGTATGCAGTGGATGAGTTACCTCGAACTGTTCGAAGCCCAGGCGATTACGTTTGTGCTGTACCGGTTCCGGCCGCTAAAGAAGAGCAATGAGATACAATACTTCCAAGCGATGGACAGGCAAACAATGACCCTAACGCCCGCCGACTTTTCCCGCAAATATCTGCTAGGCCAACTAAATAGCTTAGTGGACTACCTCAATCGTACCAATGACCCCGCTGTCAACCAGCGGATGCTTTATTCTCAACCTTCAACACTAACAACGTTATGATAGAACCACAGACAGAAAAGACCGTCGAGCTAACCTATAAAGCTTATTCGGTGCAGAAAATCACCGCCAACAAAGCCGGCGGATTCGACGTAAAAATTACAGATGCCAACGGCGAAGAGGCCACGTTGGTGCGCCGCCAATACGCGCACCCTGACCTCATAGCTAGTTTACGTTTGATATTACCCTTCGTGCAGGGCAGTATGTCGGAGCTCGTCGGCTCGGAAGACTTGGCTTCTCACGTGCAGGTGCGTGGCCTGACCTTTAGCCCTTATGGTAAGGATGAATTCAATGTCTACCCCAAAATTACCGTGCCTGAAAAAATGGGCTACAAGCTGGAAGTGATGGGCACCCCTGACCACCCGGTGAAGATTGAACTCCCCTGCAAGCTGCAGCTCGAAAAAGTCCCGGTCAAGGGCGGGGAGATATTGGACGGCTGGCTTATGCACCTGGCTCAGGGGATGCGGACGCACGTGCTTTTTTCCGACTTGATACACCTGGCAAACGCCGCCGAATCTTCGCACAATTGCAACACGCAGGAGCTACGCAAATACGTCTTCAATACCATAGGCGTGGAGCTGCACGCGTATCTATTCGAAGGTAAGTATGCGCAAGGCCAGTTCCCTGGCTTTGAGGGCAACGACTACGTCTTTCCCTATGATTTGGACGAACCCGACCCGGTTCTGGTGGTCGAGCCTGACCAACAGACAGACGAGTAATCACCAACGCCCAGGCCGAACGCCTGGGCTTTTTCACTTCTAACACCAATCAAGATGAGTAACTCAATCAAAATCCTAGGCACCAACCAAAGCTTCTCGGTGGTCCCGAACCACATCCTCGAGAACCCCGACCTGAGCTGGAAAGCCAAGGGCTTGGCCACTTACCTCTGTGGCCGTCCAGATAACTGGACAATCAAGTTCCGCGATTTAGTACGCCGGAGCACTGAGGGGAAAGCAGCTGTGCGCTCGGGCATACAAGAACTCAGAGAAGCGGGCTACATCCAATCCGTCAAGATTTACGACCACGCCAAGAAGCGACTCGCAGGTGAGCAACTGCAGTTTGCGGCCGATAGGCGATGGGCAAAAGAACCGGCCGACCAGGGAGACCGATTTTCAGGAGTCCAGAAAACCAGGAGTCCAGAAAACCAGGAGTCCAGAAAACCGGGACACTTAATAAATAACAGTCCTACAAGTAACACTAGTAAAAATAACAATGGTAGGATGTCGGCTAAGGCCGACGCCCCACTCACGAACACGGTGATTGAAGTTTGGAAAGCCCACGTCCGCGACCACGCTGGCAGCCTGCCCCGGGTGAGCGGCAAGGAAATGGCGGCGGCCAAGAAGCTGGCGCAGCGGCTGGATGAAGCCAATCGGCTAAACAATTTTGCCCCGGAAGTTCCATTCGGCAACTGGCTGTACACGGACAAGGCTTCTAAAATCGTCATAGAGCCGCCAGACTTCGCCCCTAACGCGCCGGAACTTCAAAAACGTATGTATGCCCTATTCTTCTCCTTCTCGCGCGTTCTCGGCGGAATTTGGGCCGGACGGACAGACAAATTTTACCGCAAGCTGAATATCAACCTCCTCGAGTCGCACTTGGATACCATTCTCGGCCAGCTCACAGAAGCCAAGAAATCGGGCTCAACGCTGACGGACGAGGAGATTTTGGAAGAAGCCCGCAAATTCTCTGAAGACCTATGAACCAGCAAACAGCCATCGAACAAGCGGTCAAGACCGGGCTCACCAAACCGGCGGAGCGCATCGAGCTGCTCCAGCAGGTGCCGCTTTCCCAGTTGCCTGGGCAGTTGGCCGAGCAGTTGCAGCGCCCACTGCCGGAAGTCCAGAAAGAACTTTCGCAGCGCGTGTATGCCATCGTGGTTAAGCGCCTCACAACTTTGAACGAAGCCTACAAAGCCCAGGGCTACAAGACGATGGACAGAGAGGAGCTCTTCGAACTGTCGGCCGCCATCGTGAAAAGCTACGCCCGCCCCTTAGGCCTAGCGGCGCTTATGGATTTCCTAGACAGCTACCGCAGTCGCCGGTTCCGCATCGGGGAACTGGAATACGATTACCCGCAGGCTTATAATCGGTTCAACAGCGAAACGATTACCGAAGCGCTCAAGGCTTACCTTGCGGCGTTTAAGCCTATCCAGAAAAAGCTACAGCAGCAAGCGGCGCTTAAAGCCCCCAAGGGGCTAAGTTGGCAAGAACGTTACGAACGCTGCAAAACCCTCGAAGAGTATTCGCAGTTGACCGAACCGCTCTGGCCGTCCGCTTGGATTGCCGCCCGCCCTTACATCGATGACCGACCATTGCGCGATTGGCGCAACTGCAAGTTGCAGCGTCTGCGGGCCGTAATCCACGAGGCCAAGAAAAAGCACGGGCGGCGCAAGAACGCAAGCGAGTACATTCGCCAGGAGGTCGACGCCGAAACGGCCTGGGCCAAACGCGTTGAGATAATTATTCTAAGTCACTATCCCCCCAAAGATGCCACACCAGAAACAACAGACTACGAAGAGATTATTCCTCGGCCTCGACCCGGCTACGACGACCGGCTGGGCGATGATTAATGATGCTGGCAAACTGCTCAATTACGGAGAGTGGGATTGCAAACCGCCCAGGGGGCACCAAGAGCATATGCGGCCGTGGATATTCTTCGTGAATTTTCAAAAGCGTATGGCGAAATGCGTGGCTCAGGCGAACCATATCGTCGTCGGCTACGAAACCTTGAAAGGCTTCGCCGGCGGGCACACCTATGGCGTGGGCGTGGGCAATGAATTGCGCGGCGTGCTCAAGCTGGCCTATGTACATAGCTACCGCACGTACTATGAGCGAGTCGAGGGGATGGAACTCCACGACCTCACGCCCTCGGCGCTCAAGAAGCATATGACCGGCAAAGGCAACTGCAACAAGAAAATGATGGTGGCCGCTGCGAGCGGAAAATATGGCTTGCCTAGCTCAATAACCGACAACGAAGCCGATGCCATCGCCGTTGCTGACTATTTGCTAACTTGCTCCAAACGCAATCAATCTTAACCCTATGGCAAGAATAGACACAACAGTTCAGACCGTTGGTATTGTGGATGCTTCAACCGGCAGTGCACTGACAAGCACCTACGCTCCTCAAGCGGAGACCTCCCCGGTTTTCATCAAAGACAGCGCCGCAGCTTGGTTTGTATTGGCCGACATAAACACCTCCCAAACACCGCCAATTTACACGGGGCTGCTGGTACTCGAGCAGGATGCAGCGGGCCGACCGATTGGTTTTGCCCTGCAGGACACCGAAGAAAATTTCCCGACTACTGTCCTCTCTCCCATCCAGGAATTCCTCGAGGCCACCGAGCCCACTGTACTGGCCGTTAGCCAGCGTGAAGAATAGATTAAGTGTCCTTAGGCTTGGAAACCTAAGGACACTTAGTTATCTTTGGAGTATGGAAACACAGACACCGACTACCGACCCGACCGAAACCAGGCAACTTAAGGACATAAAAACTCTGCCTTTCCCGATTTCGCCCTGGCGCGTTTATTGG